TCGGCCCGTGGACCATGGGTGCGGAAGGCGGCTCCGACCTGGCCGCTGGCGGGCTGGCCTACCTGACCAAGGCGCTGCGCACCAGCATCACCCTGCTCGGCGCTGTCGGCGACGTCGCGCCGTGGGCGGCGAACGCCACCGGCACGTGGCCGCTGGTACGAGGCCTGTTCGCCCACCCGTCCGGGGTGGCGCGCACGTCGTCCGGCAGCGGTACTGCGCTCAACGTGGGCGAGGTTGGCGCCGGCCAGCGGCTCTACGCGAGCCTGCATGTCTTGAGCGTCGCCGGCACCTCGACGCCGACCCTCACCGCGGTGGTCGAGTCGGACACCGAGGAGGCGTTCGGCGACGACCCGACGACGCGGCTCACGTTCGACGCCGTGACCGAGCCGGGCGGGCAGATCCTGCGCACCGACGGGTCGGCGATCGCTGGCCACGATTGGTGGCGGATCTCGTGGACCATCACCGGCGACGATCCGAGCTTCCTGTTCGTCGCGGCTATCGGCATCGAGTGAGCAAAGGGGACAGTTATGGCTAAGAAGGTGCTGCTCGACGCGGTGCTGAGCATCGACAACAATGACCTCACGCAGTGGTGCGCGAAGGTGGAGCTCGCCGACGAGTTCGAGGAGAAAGAGGTCACCACCTTCAGCAGCGGCGGCGCCAAAGAGGTGCTCGGCGGGCTGGAGTCCGGAAACGTCGGGATCACGTTCCGCAACGATCACGCGTCCGGGGAACTGGACGAGATCATGTGGGGTCTGCGGCGGTCCGTAGTGTCGTTCACAGTCCGCGCAGACGCCGCGGCGGTGACCACGTCCAACCCGCAGTACTCCGGCGAGATCCTGATCAACCAGTGGTCACCGATCATGGGGTCGGTTGGTGACGTGAACGAGCTTGACGTGACCTACCCGCTGAGCGGGCCGCTGGTGCGCAGCACGTCCACCTGATGGCTGCCCGGGACAAGCGCCGGCGTATCCGTCATCGCACGTCGGAGAACACGGGCCCGGTCGAGGTCAGCGTCAAGGACCAGCGGGATGCGCTGCGGCTGCTGGCCAAGACGCTCAAACAGCACTCCGACGGCAAGCGGCTACGCCGTGAGCTGAACCGGAACCTGAAGTCGGCGATCGAGCCGATCAAGGACAAGGCGAAGTCGAACCTGCTGTCGATCGCCAGCTCCGGCCGGCCGCACGGCACGGTGCTGCGTGAGGCTGTGGCCAAGGAGCTGAAGGTGCAGGTCGCCACCGGACGCCGTGCCGGGGTGAAACTGCGGGTCCGCAAGCGCAACATGCCACGCGCGTTCACCAACGCGCCGAAGGCATTGAACAACCCGAAGGGTTGGCGGCACCCGGTGTTAGGTGACACTGACGTGTGGGTCGCGCAGACCGCCCAGCCGGTCGAGTGGTTCGACTCCGCGCACCGGGACGATGGGATGCGCCGGCAGGTGCGCGACGCGGTGCAGCAGGCGATGGAGACGGTGGCGGTGCAGATCGCCACAGACGTGGGATAGAGGGCCGAGATGTACCTGGTCTACACACCGGACGGTGGCGACGAGCAGCGGTGGAGCTACAACCCGCGCAAGCTGAAGGCCACCGAGCGGGAGATGTTGGAGCGCAAGACGGAGCGCAACTTCTCCCAGTTCACCGCCGACGCGTTGCAGGGCAACAGCCTGTGCCGGCGGGCGCTGCTGTTCCTGTTCCTGCGCCGGGAGCATCCACGAATCCGCTGGGACGACGTGGATTTCACGTGGGACGAGCTGCGGCTGGAGTACTCCAGGCAGGAGCTGCAGCAGCTGCGGGAAAAGGTCGAGGAGACGATGAACGGCTCCGAGCGTGACGCGGCGCTGGCCAAGCTCGATGAGGAGATCGATTCCGCGTACGACGGTGGAGATGAGGCGGGAAAAGCGCAGCTGCCGATCGCCGAATGAGGCAGCTCGGCAATGCCGCCCACCTGCTGGGTATCCGGCCGTGGGAGTGGGAACTGCTCACCTGGGTTGAGGCGGACCACATGCTCGACTGGCTTGACCGGTACGAAGAAGAGCTGAAGAGAGCGAGGTGACTGGCGATGGCGTCGGACACCTCGCTTGTTTTCAACATTCTGGCCCGCGACCGGGCGTCGAAAACGCTCAAGAAGATCGAGGGCGGTCTGGGGAAGCTGTCCACGGCGATCACCGGTCTGGCTGTTGGCGCCGGGGTCGGCCTGGCCAAGGTCGGCGGCGACTTCGACGCGGCGTTCGACTCGATCGCGGTTGGTAGCGGCGCCACCGGCGATGCCCTGGAAGGGCTGAAGGTCGACTTCAAGGCGGCTCTGGCTGACACTCCGGCCGAGATGGGCCTGGTCGCCGACGCGATGACGAATCTCAATGGGGCGACGGGGGCGACCGGGGAGACGCTGCAAGGGCTGACCACGCAGGTGGTGGAGGCGTCGCGGCTGCTTGGGGAGGACGGGGCCGCGAACGCCGAGGCGTTCGGCAAGGCGATGCGGCAATGGCAATTGCCGGCCGAAGACGGCGCCGAAATGCTGGACAAGCTGTTCGCGGCGACGCAAGAGTACGGCGGCGGGCTGGATGACGTCATTGGGCATCTGAACACCTATGGCCCGGTTCTGCAAAACGCCGGCTTCACAATGGAGGAATCGGCGGCGCTTTTTGCGAACCTTTCCGCCTCCGGGATTTCCGTCTCCCGAGTGATGCCAGGCATCAACTCGGCTTTCCGGAAGTGGGCCGGCGAGGGTAAGAATCTCCAGGGCGAACTGGCCGGGACCGTGGATGCGATCGCGAACGCGGAAACGTCCACTGAGGCGCTGGCGATCGCTACCGACGTGTTCGGCGCTGAGGGGGCGCAGCGGCTGACCACAGCGATCCGCAATGGAGCGCTCGAACTCGATGGGCTGTCCACCGCGCTGGACGGGGCGGAGGGGCTGATCGGCGACACCGCCGATAGCACCGACAGTTGGCAGGAGAAGCTCGGCAAGCTCAAGAACGAGGGCTTGGTGGCGGTTGAGCCCTTGGCGTCCGCCCTGTTCGACAGGTTGTCCAGCGGCGTGGACATCCTGAAGTCGGTTGTGGAGTGGGGTAAGCGCAACACCGATGTGGTAAAGGCGCTCGGCATCGCCTTGGGTGGCATTGCGGCGACCATCGTCGCCGTCAACACCGGCTTGAAGATCTACCGGGGCGTGCAGATGGCGATCCGCGCGGCGACGGTGGCGTGGACGGCGGTGCAGTGGCTGCTAAACGCGGCGATGACCGCCAACCCGATCGGGTTGATCGTCGTGGCCATTGGGGCGTTGATCGCCATCATTGTCTTGATCGCCACGAAGACGACGTGGTTTCAGGACCTGTGGGACACGGTGTGGTCGGCGATCAAGACGGCGGCGCTGGCGGTGGGCCGCTGGTTCCGGGACACCTTCTGGAAGAAGTGGATCAAGGGCGCGTTCGACGGGATCAAGGCCGGCATCACGGCGGTGAAGGACTGGTTCGTCAACACCTGGGACAGCATCATCGGGTTCTTCCGCGACATCCCCGGCAAGATCTCGCGTGTTGCCCGGGGCATGTGGGACGGAATCAAGCACGCGTTCCGGTCGGCCATCAACTGGATCATCGACGCTTGGAACCGGCTGGAGTTCCGCACCGGCCAGGTGAACACCCCCTTCGGGCAGATTGGGCCGTTCACGGTTGGCACACCGGACATCCCCCGTCTGGCCGAGGGTGGGATCGTCACCCGGCCGACGCTGGCGATGGTGGGTGAGCGTGGCCCGGAGGCGGTCATACCGCTGCGTAGGCAGGAACGGGTTGTGGAGCGGATGCCGGACGAGTTCACCGCTACCGCGACCATCGACCTGGGCGAGGGGGTGCGCCGGGTGATCGACCTGACGTTCGAGCGGCGCAACCGCGCCACGGTGCGCGCGGTGCGGCGTGGGGCGGAGATGGCGCGATGACGATCGCACTGAGCTACCTGAGTGACCTCAGCCGCGTGCGCGTGGCGCTGTCAGACCTGCCGGACGGTACGGTGCAGGTGCAGCGGGCGGCCAACGCGAGCGCGACGGATGCGATGTGGCAGCGCGGGATCGTGCGTGGCGGGTCGGCGCTGCCGATCGAGTCCGGTAGCGGACAGATAGACGACTACGAGTTTTTTGCCGACGTGGCTACGCACTACCGGGTAATCGATGACGAGGGCGTGGTGCTGGAGACCGGCTCCATCACGCCGGACCTGGGCGGCGAGGTGTGGATCAAGTCGATCAAGTATCCGGCGACCAACCGCGCCGTCCGGCTGGTCGACCGCGGAGAGGACGTCGGCCGCGGGTCGCGCTCCACAGTGCACGCGATCGTCGGACGCTCGGTTGGTGTGGCCACCCACGACCGGCGGGTGGGGCGACGGTGGACGCTGCACGTGATGACCGCCGGGCCGGACCACGCGGAGCAGGCCGGGGAGCTGGACATCATCCTCGCTGCCGGTGGGGACTTCTTCATTCACGTGCCGGCGGCGCTGGTCGGCGCCGTGCCAGGTGGCTATGTGGCGATCGACTCTGAGCTGGTGGAGTCGCGGCTGTACCGCGGCGACCCGGACGCGCCGCGGGTGTTCAGCATCCCGTGCACCAGCGTGGCGCCGCCGCGGCCGACGGTGACCGGGACCCTGCTGACCGGCGCGACGGTGCTGCGGCTGTACGGCTCCGGCGGGGCGCTGATCTCGGCGCATCCGACCGGCCGGTCGCTGCTGGCGACCATGCTCGACCCCGACGATCTGGTGGTGGTGGACTGATGCCGACGACGACACCTGACGGCCTGCCGTACGAGGCGCTGGACTCGACCGAGCCGACGTCCACGCTCAACGGTGGCTCGGCCGGCACCGCCGACATCCTGGCGGTCAAAACTCAGGAGGCGCTGACCGCGATACGCGGTGATGCCTCCAGTTTGGATGACCGGGTGTCGGAGTTGGAGGACAAGGTCTTCCTGCTCGACCGGGTGTCGCTGTCGGGGACGGTGGGCACGGGCACGGACCTGGTGATCCCCTCCGCGCTCCGCGGAGAGTTCGACTCCTACGTGCTGGAGGTCGATGCGCATGTGTCGCAGAGCCTCCGCGCGTTCGTGGTGCGCATCAATGGGTTGGCGGACGACAACTACCGTGCGACTGCCACCGCGTTCGACACGTCCCTATCCGTGCAGGAATCCTCCAATGAGAACGGAACCTCGTTTCCCAGGTTCGGATTCTTCGGCGAGTTCGGCTCGTTCATGCGTGCCTGCATTCGGCCCCGATCGAAGGGCGAGACCGGGTTCGTGCAGTGGACCTGTCAGGGGTGGGCCAACGAGGGCGGCGCGAACTCCATCCTGGTGTTTGGTGGCGGCAGGTGGAACGGCACCGTTCAGGAGCTTACCCACCTCACGGTGCGCACGGCCGGCAGCGGGTCCACAAGCGACACGTGGGGGTCGAGTAGCTCCGCCACCCTGTGGGGGCGGGTCTAGTGTCGACTCAACAGCGCGTCGACGATCGCTCCGGCGGCGTCCCTGGGCTTGCCTTCCCATGGGAAGTGGTGCCCGCCGATGGCTGGGCGGCTGTTGACCTCGACGACGATGTGGTTGTCCGGCGCGGCGGGACGGCTCCAGTCGGCGGCGATGATGTCGACCCCGGCCACACCCAGCCCGGGAATGGCCTGCTGCGCGGCCGCGGCCACGTCCAGGTAGGTCGGATGGACGTGGCCGGTCATGTCGACCGAGTCGCCACCGGCGGCGAAGTTGGCCGGACCGCCCGGGTTCACAGCCACGTGTTCGCCGGTACCCGGCACCCGGTCGAGGTCGCCGACGCGGGGGATGGGCCGACTCGCGAGGTGCGGGTTCTCACCACGCGCCGTGTTCTTGGCGTCAATCAGCTCACTGACGGTCGACGTGCCGTCGCCGATCACGTGCGGCGGCCGGCGGCCGGCCACGGCCACACAACGTCCGGCCACCACGAGAAACCGGGCCTCATCGCCGACATGCCGCCGCTCGACCACGACCTTGGCGCCACCGGATGCGCCTTCCCATGCGGCGGCGAACTCGTCCGGGTCGGAGGCGGCCGCCACACCGCGGCCCTTCTTGCCGCCGGCCGGTTTGACGATCACCGGCCAGCCGACTTGCGCGGCGCGGCGCAGCGCCCGGTCGTACTGATCGGGACGGTAGGAGCTACCGTCGGCGGTCGCGACGCCGGCACGCTGCAGTACGCCGCGGGTGTAGTCCTTGCGGCCGCACAGCTCCACGGCGGTGGCGGAGGTGAGGTCAGTTCGGGTCTGGTTGACGGCCAGCGTCCGGCCGCCGATGTGGGCGAGGAAGAAGGCGCGGCGCAGCCAGTGCAGCTCGGCGCCGCGCTCGACCAACGCGCGGGCGATCAGATGGGTGGACAGCTCGATGTGGGTGCCGAGTGGGGTGGCCATCGGGTCGGGGTGCATCCGACCAGTATGGTCAAGATCACCGCCCGTTGCTCATCCCCCTTCGGGACGACCCCAGCTCGACCATACGGGTGGTGGTCGTGATGTGGACCAGCCTGTCGCAGGAGGCGTCCCTGATCGCGGCCCTGGAGGCGTCGCCCCGGGTCGCGGTG